GTAAGACCATGATGGTTCAGAATTTGTGCATGGCTGCTTTGAAGCAAGCCGAGTACATCAGTGAGAATTTGTCTGAGGATGAAGCCACCAAGCTTATCTACACCAAGCCTTTTAACTCAGAGTACCTTGACGGGTACTATGAGCAGCCGATTTTCTTGATTGATGATTTCATGGCCAAGAAGGCCACGCCAGCAGATCAGAGCAACGCAGCTTTTGATCTTATGACATATTACTCTGCCTTTAACATGGTTGTTAACAAAGCCGTGTGTGAGGATAAGGGAATGTGGTCTTTTGCTTCGAAAGTCATTATGATGACTACCAACCTACGTCACCTTGATGAGGTGAATTTGGGTCAGTGTTTGTTGAGCCCTCTTGTCTTACAGCGCAGAGTGGACATACATTATGAGGTGTGTGTCAGAAAGGAGTTTCGAAAGCCCAACTCATCAGAGTTGGACTGGTACAAGTTTAAGCTTGAATGGGACAAGTGTGCCCAGAGAGAGAATGCTACAGCCATATCGGCCTATCCATGGCATGTGTGGGAAGTGTTCCCCACGTCTTGGAATGGTACTCATGCTAAGCCTGTTTCAGGCCAAGGCATGAACTTTGAAGTTATCTTGCTTGAGATGGTTAAGCTCTTGGTTCAGCGGAGGGAGTCCCACAAGGGGTCCCTTGACGCTGCCAAGAGAATCTTGGCCGCCCCTAAGGCTACCATGCAAGAGCTTATGGAGGCTGCTGGAATTGTTCAGCAGTCAGGAGAGATTGAGCCTGAAGAAGAGGACCCTGATGTTCTCTTGAGGGCCATGGGCCCTAGGCCTTCGCCTTTGAGTTATGCAGATTTGATGGCACACAATTACAATGTGTCAGATGATGTTGATGACTACGTTTGCTTAAGCGACACTTCTGAGGGAGTGGAGACTGAGTTTGGCGAGTGCGAATCCAGCTTTAAGATGAGCAGGTATGCGATGATGAGGAGGAAGTTTAAAGGTTTCTTTTCCCATGTGATGCACAAAGCTGAAGAGTTTTTTAAACAGCTGAAGTTAGTGCATGTTGCAGTTGCAGCTTTGATTGCAGGAGGAGCCATCGTGCTTTACCATCTCGTTAAAGGCGTTTGGAAGACTGTGAGGAGTTTGTTCTATACAGAGAATATCACCGAACAGAGCAACCGCCCTAAGAGTTCTGCCATTACTAGAGGCAAGATTAAGCAGCAGAGTGCCCACATTTATGAGGGCAATCACAGGTTGGTGTACAACAACAGTTTTAAACTGAGTGTTGTCACCAATGCAGGCAAGCACCATGTGCTTGGCCAAGTTACTTACCTTGAGATGGACTATCTCGTCATGCCTAAGCACTTCGATGATAGGTTGGAGACTGCTTTAGCTAACGGCTCGATCACGC